CTGTCTTTATCCCAAACCTCTTTTTCTTTCATTTCTTCTTGTACCCCGCTTCAGACATGGCAATGGCTACGGCCTGCTTGCGACTCTTAACCTTGCCACCAGAACCAGATTCCAGCTTGCCAGACTTGTACTCACGCATGACCTTGGATACCTTCTTTTTCATCTTGCTGTCGTACATGATCAACCCCTATTAAAGTTGAAGTTCAGGCGCTAACCGCTGTTCAGAAAGCAATGGCCGAGCGCGGCGCATTCTTGCCCGTTGCCTAGCAGCAGCTCGCTCTGCAGCCATGCGCTCTTCTTCTGCCAGTGCAGCTCTTGAACGATCTAATGTGGCCTGCGTTTGCTCGGCTGGAGTTGTTGCTGGTTTTTGGACTTCTTTAGTCAGGTAGTCAGGCCGATCAACGCCACGCTGAATATCCATTGCTGCCGCTTCAGCTTGATAACCAGTGATTTGGCCAGACTTTGCGAGGTCTTGTAATTTTGTGTATTTGGCTTCTTGCGCCTGCGCCGCCTCAATTCCCGCTTTAGTTGCCTCATCAAGCTCGCCAATATCTTCAAGATAGGCCTGCACTGATTTGTCATACGGTGCAATCATCTTCTTGACAATAGGCATAGCCTTTGCCTCATCATAACCAGGCGCACCAGGCACAAGCTCAACGCCACCCACCTTATGCGAACCACCCGTATACCCACCTGGTTTGGGAATATATGCAGAAGTTTGTATCCCGTATTGCCTTCTTCGAGCAATGTCGGCTTTGGTTTTTGAGCCAGGAACACCTGGGGCATAACCAGTCAACGGCTGGCTAAGTATTTGCTCGGTTGTTTCTTTTCGGGTGGCAGGGTCAGCAACCCGTGCCCTTAAGTCGGCATCTTTTGCAAAACTAAGATCGGCCATAATTTGGCCAATATTTTTCTGGCCAGACTCAAGTTGAGCGGTATAAAACTTTAAACCTTGTGGGTCTGCTGTGCGGCCCAATGCCTTTTGATAGGCTGCCTGAATAACTTTTTCTGCTTGCGTAGCCATTGTGCGATTCCTTATAGAACTGGGGATTGACCGAGTTTGACTTCTTCAGAACCCAGGCCAAGTTCTGGCACCAGGCGAGCTTCTGATAACAGTGTGCGCCGGCCACCGCGGCGAACCGCTGTCATGCGAGCTGATTCTTGCTCTGCAATCTTTCTGCGCTGTGCTTCTAGTTCGGCTGCGGTCTGCGCTGTCTTTTTCTCTAGTGCTGCTTTTTCAGCCTCAAAGGTGGCTTTCTCTTGAGCAATCCTAGACTGCTCGGCCTCATACTGTTTCTTCTCTTCTTCAAGTCGAGCAGCGGCAATCCTTGCCTGCTCTTCTTGTGCGCGGGTCTGCTTTTCTAACTCAACCCTTGCAGCCTCGGCTTCTGCGGCGGCTGCCTCTTGCGCTTTCTCGGCTTCGCGTTTGGCTTCTTTCCTGGCCTTGTCTGCAACGACAACGCTGGCCACCGCTGCTGTCGCTGTAATAAATGGGAGTGCCGCTGCCATAGATGATCTCCTATCGAATCCTGGCCATCAAAAAATGATCTTGCCCATCTTGTCCATAGCAACGCATTAAGCCTTCAAGCTGAAATCCCAAGAGCTTTGACCACCGAACAAAACCGGCATTGGCAAATTCTATCGTTATTTGAACTCGATTGAAACCCTCAGATATCTGCCATCGCTCAATTTCTTCTTTGGCAGCTCTTAATATGGTTTTTGCATGGCTGTACCGATACTCAGGGCTTACCAGCATCCAGGCCTGGGCTGCGGTCTCATGCAGGGCGCACAAGCCAAAGGCTGCTAGACACTTATCTTCTTGGAGAACGGTAAGGCTTGCCCGGCTGTTTTCGGCTAGCCAATGCGCTATAGAGACCGGGGTAGGGTCTCCAATAAGGGGAATATGCTCGGGGACAAAGTCGATTAATTTATGCAAAGACATCAAAGTCGGTCTTCGCCTGGGTCTGCATAATGACCTGGCCAGCAGCTCCAATCGGGGTCTTGGTTAGCCTTCGATGCTCACCACCACCCAGCAAGAGATATCCGAAAGCATCGCCACAGTGGGAATGCTCGTTCTTATTCGGGGCATCCCTAAAGCGTTCTTGTCCCGCTCCTACGGCAACTCGCTTAAAATGATAACCGCCGGCAAGTGACTTGCGGAGGAGCTTGCATTCTCTGTTCACAATAAGACCAGGCTTGCCAGCAATCAGTCGCTGCATGGGCATGGCCGCAGCTTCACGCCTCACCTTGAAGTCATTGCTGTGGGTAGGCTGCGCCCGTAGCCCCAGGGTTCTGAGGTGATCAAACGCTGTCACCTCGTAGATCGCATCTCTGGCCATACCGGCTGGGTCACCCCAGACCAGTACTTGGGCTTTTGGATAGCGGGTGTTTAATTCCGCTAGGAGCTGTTGGCCAAACCGCTCCAGGCCCATATCAAAGGTCACAATCTCATGCAGCACTTGCCACTGGCCATTGGGCTTGCGCTGGCCAATGATGGCCGCGGGAGTCAATCCAAAGTCAACCCCTACCTGTAGTGGCAAAGCAGGGTCAAACTCAACATCACCCGACATCATGCTGTCGTCATACTCTGGCCAGACGGGCCTGCCCTCTTGCACATAGGTGTAGGTGCCGCCGGCATAGCATCTGATCCAGTCGAGGTTTTTGCCCAGCAACATCTGCTGGTAGTAGCCTGCGGGTAGGTTGCCAATGTTTTCGGCCTTCTCATTAAGCCGCCACCACTTGCCAGCAGAAAAGACATGGTCATTGGCTTCTGGATTCTCGGGCAGCTCATCGGGGGGCACCTCGATCATCCCGCCTGGCTGCTTGAAAAACTTCCAGGCGTAAGCGCCAGACATCTTCTCTTTCTCGGCCATGCGGAACCACCAATGGTCATCGTCCATGGGGTTGGTGTCCATCCAGATCCCGTGCCAGGTAGCGCCGCCATCTCGCTTAGTGGGGTAGCGGCCAACCCGGTGGGTAAGACCATCAATGACAGCTTTGGGCAGCTCTCGGGCCTCATTGACCCAGGCACCCGTCAATTCCAGGGAAAGTAGCTTTCTAACATCCTTGGGTTGGTCTAGGGCCAGGAATATGACCTCACAATCAATGCCTGCTGCATCACCACGGCTAGGCAGCCTTATATGGTGGGTAATGGGTGGTGTCCAGAGCATGGGGCCAAAGGTGGCCTCGGGGAATAGATCCAGCCAGGTCTTGATGGTGGTGGTCTTCAGCATGGGGTAGCTGTTACGCACAATGGCGAACCGGGTGTATTTGATGCCATCCACGGGGCTGGGTTTCTGCTTAACAGCTCTGAGCATGATCTCTGCGGCGCAAGCATAAGACTTACCCGATCCTACCGGCCCCATTAGACCTCGGACAAATGCATTGCTTTGCAGAAACTTATAGACGACAGGACTTGTCCTAAAGTCAAGATTCAGGCCTGTGCCAATGGTCTTGGTGGACTGCTCTTTAGTCTTCAAGGAACCGCATCCCGTGGGAAACTTCTTCTAGCTTCTTTTTGTAGTGCTTGGCCTTGCCAGCATCATCGGAGTCTTTACGGCCATTTCTCATGGCGTACTTGATGATGTTGCCTTTTAGAAAGCCAATGAACTCTTCATGCGTCAGAACCGACTCCATGACTTCCCATGGCTGCATTGCCATGGTCTTGTAATGGTCACCGCCCACTTGTTCTTTGTCTGCGCTCATTGTGTCGGCTGCTTGTTGGCCCAGACTTCCAGGCAAGCCTCTTCCAAACGCCAGGAGACAGGGTTGGTCTTTAGAGCATCCTCGACACCCTGCTTATAGGCCTCAACAATCTGGCTGGCAGGGGTGCGCTGGATGGTGGGCAACTCAGGATCAGGTGCAAACAGTCTCTGGGCCGCCAGAACAAACAGGGCACCAAAGACAACGCCCGAGATAAAGTTGGGCAATGCTGGCTTTTTATCTAATTCAACCATGTAAGGGACTCCAGAGACTTTATGTTTCATAAGGGTGTCGGGTCACCAGGGGGGAGGTAAAACGGTTTTACCCCGGCCCCGACTGCCAGTGTTATTCGACATGGATATCAGGACACCGCTGGCCGGCCCTATTCATGCACCTCAACCGCCTCTGGTGCTTGAACATTGATACCAATAACACTTGGCTTGTCTGAATCGCTATCGGGGTTATCCAGTAGGCCAGAGGCCTTGGCCAACAGCCGCAGCACTCCCACCTTGTCGAACAGCTCGATATCAAGATAAGAATTACCCTCCTTATCTGTCCTTTGTTTAATCGTCTTTATGGCCTGCAGGGCGTGTTCTGGTATCTGATCCGCAGGCTTAACCGTGATATTGCCAGCAGCATCCCAGGTCATAATGTCTGTGATCTTGGTATTGGCCATGCAGAGCAGGGTATAGCTCACCGCTTCCCTGTTCTGTATCAGCGTGTCAGAACGCCCGAGCTTATTCCTCACCGCCCGAACTCCACCCCAGCCATTCAGGCTAGGGATCTGACTGGCCATCCTGGGAGACTTGGGCACTAGAACGGCACCTCATTGTCTACATCCAAGGGTTGGGGCTGGAAAGCATTGGTCTTGGCATGATCATGCTCATTTTGGGTTGGTGGGGTAATGTAATCACCAATATTCAACTTCAACCACTTGTTTCCAGCTCCAGAAGTATTCTCCCAAGCACTAAGCCAGGCCTCTGTCCCGTTGTGCCATCTAATGCGGCCAGTAAAGTCTGGCAGCTTCGCATCCTTCTGCGGATCTTTTTTCTTTCGGTTCCTCCAGAGCTTGGCCTCGCCAGACCTAAGTTCTTGCTCCAAATTGCCTTCCATTCTCCACCCTCCTTAGATATCTGTAGGACTAGAGTCTAGGTGCTTGTGTTTTGTTTGGCAAGTATTGTAGTATTCGCTCACGGGGCCATAACCCAGCCCTCCCATCGGTAGTTAGCGACCAAGGGAATAAACGAGGCGTATCGGTGGGTCTTCCTTCTTAAGCTGCCTGGATAGGAACAACAGCAAAAGATCGGGGGCCAGTCCACTGGGGGCATCCAGCCTAGCCAAGATAAACGAGAGCTAACAAACCTTTTTAGGTTTCTACCCTATATATACGGGTGAGGTTCTTTTTCTCGGAAAAACCGCGTGTCCCCGTGTCGTGAAAAAACAGAGGAAAAATTGAGGGTTCCCCCCACGCTATGTGTAGGCACCGGGGGGGGGATAAGGTGCCTTTTGGCGGCGGGGCGGCAGCAGGCCAGCCCCAGCCAGCCTGGATGGAGTGCATACGAACCTTTGCACTACCGACAGGCACGGTCTAGCCTAGTTACCAGCACCTTCACAGCGGCTACCGGGTCTGTCTCGCGGCTGCAGGTCTCCAGCATTCCGCGGGTGGCCCCCAGCTCCAGCGCCATCCCGAGCCACCGCAGCGCCATCTCATCGACTTTATGAGTACTTGAAAGTGCTACCCGTACCGCATCATCAAGTGTCAGCCTCGCTGTTTCCTTACCTTCCTGGGGTGTACTGTTCACCAGATTATGTAAACTCCCCACGGGTTCTTGAGTTGCCTCGGTGGTTGGTTGTTTTTTCTTCCTCGCCATCTGTTCTTCCTTTCGTTTCATGTCTGGGTCTCGGCAGTCTTCCTTGCCTGAGTTGATTGCAACTGCGTCTTCAGGGGTGATGTCTTCGTCATAGACGATGCGTCTGGTTGCTGCTTTTTCTCCCTTCCATCCTTTGCTGACCTCTTCGACATAGCCGCGGTTCTTGAGCCTGGTCATATGTCTGTGGACTGATACATGGGAGACACCGAGGTCTTCGCCGACTCGCTTGAGTGATACCCAGGTTAGTCCCGCTGGGTTAGCGTAGGCTGCCAGGGCTGCGAGGTAGCGCAGTGAGGTTGAGGGTAGCTCCCAGTCTTGCACGGCTTGCCATGGTATGACGCAGAACTTCCTACGATCTTGGAAGGGTGCTTTGACTATTTGCGGTGGTCTTGCCGGTAGTTGTAGAGCAGCAGCATCTCCGCTCTCAGCTTGGCCCACTCTGCTTCTCCCTTTGATTCTCTCCATCTCCCCAAAAAGGCTTTCCTGGTGTTACTGGATCGGTACTTTCTAAGGACATACCTTGCCATGCAATACCTGGCAAAGGCCTCTGATTGAAGGGCAAGTTCTCGCCCATCTTCTGTCTTGATGAGCCTGGCGTTGGGGTGCAGCTCTCCGCAGGCTGGACACTTGAGATCTTCACTCAAGGTCTTCCCTGATCTGCTTGATCAACCAGGCCATGGGCACAACAGCTCGCCAGGGCTGGCCATTTCTTCTGTACGCCACTATCGGCACTTCCCGCGGATCACAGCAAGCCTCGATCTGCTGACACCAGTCATCCAGCCTGAGAGCTTCCCGGCGCTTCACCTCGATCCTGTACTTGCCGATCTGGATGTCATCACCACCATCTCGAGCCTGGCCCAGCTTCCTCTTGACCTCGAAACCCAGTTCGTCAGTGAGGATCTTGGACAGCTCTCGCTCCCCGGCTGCGCCCTTGTTCCTGGCCATCTTGCCTGTCATAGGTATTGATCCTCAATCTTGGTGACAATCTTCACAGCCTCAAGGTAGCCTGCCCACCACCCATCCAGATAAGCAATCCTTGCCGGGTCAGTCTCATTGGCCCTGGCCAGCAAGAACCTCTCTTTGGCCTGCTGCAGCAACTGGTCATTGAAGACCCTGCGTAACTCCCCATTAATCATTGCCTGCCCCTTATGAGCTGATCAAGACGATCCTCAAGGCTTCTCTGAGGCTCTAGGTGACGATGTATCAAGTCATGGATGATGGCCATCCTAGACCTTCCCTGGGCCTCTGTGGCCTGATCCAGCAGCTTCCTGGCCCTTGGCCGCAGCCTGATGTAGAAACCCGTGTAGGGCGCTTCTGTCTGTTCTTCTTCCATGCCGGGGAAGATATCTCAGACTATCAGGGGATGGCAAGCGATTAGAAAATACAATGGCCACTGGTGGCACAGCACACAGATATCTGCAATACTTGTAACCGTTGTATTACCACTTAACTACTCTCAGGAGAGATCAACATGGCTGCATCACCTAACCTTAAAGTTTTTGACGCTAACGGCAAGTACATGGCTGCTTGCCATGAAATGGAAGCTGCGGCTTCTCTTGCTGCCTTTTATGGCCCAGGCTCCACCGTGCGTTATGGCCACAGCAAGCGGGTTGTCCTTTGGACAGAGGGCCAAGATGGCCAGGCCGGCGAGTCCTATGACGCTGCTGCTCAAGTGAT